TATCTGGATCGTGCTCAAGTTGCGCGTAGTAGCTCGGCTTAAAGAAAAACATCAAAGACATTAGTTAGCCTTGCTTTTTGCCCTTGTTTCTAAAATCTCAGCAATTACCTTCAATAACCTTTGATGCTGCTCTATCTGAGCAAGTGAATCGTAAGCGATAGCCTTAAGCTCAATATCGGTTTTCTTTTTTAACTCTTCCATCTTTATCAGCCTAAACAAAGATTAATGATCGTAATAGCACCGACTGAGAGTCCGGAATTGTATAAACAAACCCTTTTTTGTCGGTGCCATCGAAATACAACCCCGTCGCCAATATCCAAAGAAACCACTTGAATCTGACCGTTTGAAGTCTCCCGCCTTCGTACCGGATAAGAGCCAAGAGGCATATTAGCAACGGAGGTACTTGTGCCGGACATTATGGTGTGTGCTCCTCAACCTCGATAGTTGAATTACCTAGCTCGTCCCTAATAATGCGCCCGACGCGCTTTCCTGACTTGGAAGCGTCCACCTGAATGTTAATAGGAGGCAATTGTGGCGCTTGTGCCATCAATGGCGCTTGTATTGATTGTAGTTGCTGACTCATGGCGTTCTGTCTCACCTCTTCCGCTAATCGGCGCTCTTCCATCATGCGCTCCATTAGTGAGAACTTAGCTTCCCATTCCTCGTTAGCTATCCGTTGCTGTTCAAGCGCTGCGTAAAGGTCGTTAATCCTGCGCTCTGTTTCAAGCTTCTCTCTCTCAATCTGAATCTCCGAGGCTCCCTTTGCTGCTGTTACCTCAAGCTCTGCCCTCTGTTGCTGTATGTCAGCTATAGCCTTCTGCTCGTCGCCCTGCCTCTTTGCGTCCTGAATTTGCGCCTTGTAACTTTCAATCTGTACCCTTGACTGCTCAACCATAGCCATAATGTCGGCGATTCTTTGCTCAGTCTGCGCTTTGTATGTCTCAAGAGCCTGGTCAGCATTGCTCTTTTGCGCAGCAATTTGGATCTTGAAGTCTTCTTGTTCAAGCTCTCTTTGCTTAACTTGCATTTCAAAGTTTTGTTTCTGAGCCTGTAAATCTAGCTTCATCTGTTCAATATCCGGCCCTGGATTCTGTGGCGGTGGAGCGTTTAAGTCTTGCAGGATTGAATCGCCCCACATCTTTAAATCGTTTTCAAAGTCCTTGCCGCCCTTAAAGCCTGATAGGACCGTAAGAAGAGACTTAAGCGCCAAAGATACAGAGTTTTGGGTAACAGGCTGGCTTGCAAGTTGAGCAATCTTTTCAACCCCGTTGATAAGAGTAGATGCTACTTGGAACCTGGTCTCATTCTGATAGGCTTCATCAATAAAGCTTGTTGAATCAGTTTCAAACTCAAGCCTAATGGATCGCTCTTCATCATTCCTAAGCAACTCAAGCGCTGGAATAAAATTCTGCTGGTGTTGAGGCTCCAAGTGCTCGTAACCCAACACTTGCCCAAGCTTTTCATCGGTAAACACCCTAAGAGAGAGATCGCACATCATCTCAAGCGCTTCTCTTCCAAGCTCAGCAAATTGCGCCTTTATGTACTTAAACCGATTCTGAGCGCCTGAGTGCTTAACCTTAACGCTCGTTGCTGTCTCAACCGGATCGCCCTCGCCCCTCAATATGTCGGGGTATCCCCAAAGCTCATAAAACAAATCTTTGAAAACTTGGGTAAGTTCAAGAATCTCTCTCAAACATTCAGAAAGTTCTCGAAGTGGAATGAATAGAACGTGCGCCTCGAGGCCGCCCTTTTCTACAATTGAATCAAGCTCTGCCACTCCAATAAAGTCATTATCCCTTGCCGAATTAAGAGCGCGTAATAGTCCTGGTATAGAGTCATTAACAAGCGCCCGCCGCCTAAGGCCGTCGATAAGATTAAATTTACGCTCTTGTAAAGAGTGAAGCTCTTTAATAACTGGCTCAAGCTGAACATAGGCAGGGGTTGGGAATAGGTGCTTGGACGGTTTGGAGCCAATCGCAAATTTCGGCACCGGGTAAAAGTTTCTGAGCCCATACCATTCATCATCACTCTTACAATCAAGCTCCTTGGCGTAACCTTCGACAACCCAGCATGTCTCGCGAGACGCTAGATCGTAACACTCCCACCCCTCCAGGTACTCCTTATAAGACTCTTCAGCCTTACCACTCTTTGAGTCGTCCTCGTCCTTTTGTTTGCCCCAAGGAAGATTCTGGAACTCCTCGTTACTCAGTTTAAACCGCGCCCTTACCTCATCTTTAGTTAAGCAGAACTTAATACAAAGCTCTTTCACCTCGCGCCAACTCTTTGCGCTTGGGGTGTGGAGCACTTGGTCATAAGGAAGCGCTGCTAAGTAGACCTTTTGGTCGTAAGCTTCCAGTTCGTCCGATTCATAATAAGCGCCGCTTTCCCCCTCGAGTGCCTCGCCTTCGTATTTTAGGCCATCATCTGAATAAAAGCCGTCGTCACCCTTGCTTAGATTAACCTTCTTTTTTCTTGTCTTTGATTCGTAGATGACTTGTGGCGCTGCTTTGTCGGCGTGGATAAAGTCACCTCTAGCTGATTCCATCGCGTCCATGAAGTCGCCGTGTTCTAAATGGTACTTAGCAAGGCGCTCGAGTAGAAGCTCTGCTGTGGTAGCGATGCCGCCATCTTGGATCTCGAAGGTCTTCTTGATTAAGACTGTCGGCTTACGGCTAAGGAGTTCAGGCTCGAAGCCTTTGGAGCTTGACCAGTAGACCGGAAACCCTTTTAGAACATCCTCTCCTTCTGGCCTATCGCTGCTTAGTTCGTATTCTGCCCAAGCTGCCCTGGCATCATCTCTGTGGCGCTTATAGTGCCTATTCCTTTGAGCAATTCTAATGAACTTAAGCCAAGACTTAGCACTTCTGCTTGGCTCTCTCTTACCTTCTTCCTCTGTATCCTCTCTTTTCACCCGCGCTCAGTTGCTCCAATATGCCGCTTACGGTCATATATTTTATGCGCTCTCTTTCGGCTGTCGCTATGGTGTCTTTTGGTGCTTGGCGAATAAAAGGCTTCGCAGCAACCCCTAAACGCAGGGCATCACATGAGTGCGTTGCCTCTCCGTCGCTAACCGCATCTTCTGGATTATTGGGGTCTGTCTCCAAGGCTGGTAGGTATTCCCTTAGAAATGGGCAATTGTCGGTAATAAAGAGCATCGGGCCACGATCTCCACCCTTTAGCCTATCCCGAACCTGGCCCCACCCGAAAAGCCTAGCCGTATTACCACGAGTAAGCGGCACCCCTTCATCTGCGAAAATATCAGCTATGGTATACTTTGCGCTCTTATTTGGCCCTGTCATCCCTAAGTCATTAAAAGGGTAGGAGTCAGTTAAGGTGATCCAGCGCTCTTGGCTCTCAAGCGTCCTTGTTGCAATTCCGTGGGCTATGTCCTGATTCCTCATGTGGATGCCCTTCGATTGGTCGTCATCGTCGCAGCCGTACCACTCGCGGTAGACTATTATCGCGCCGTGTGGAAAGTACCTCTGCCGCCCCTCGCTATCTGTAAACTCTGAACCGTCAGAAACCGTTAGCCAGTAAACCGCAAAGGGATCCCCCGATCCCCAATCGAAAGAGCGCCATTTAAACCAGTGCTTAGGGGGGTTAAAGCCTGGGATGACGTGCGTCAACTCCTCGAAATCTTTGAAATAGTCACCTATAGGCGCGTCCCAATCGCCCAGGTGTACGGCTTGAGCCGTCGCCTTGCCTAAGCCTGAAAGACGCCGCCGATTTGCCTCTGGATCAGCGCTTAAATTGTCATAAACTGTGGAGGGGATGTATTGTCGTAAGAATCCGCCTTCGTCATCCGAAGCTCTCTCAATCGCTAATGTTGGCCTGGCCTTAACGTACTGCCGCCTAAAGTACCCTACGCTCTTACCAATCGGGTTGGCCGTGCTGATAATCCTGGGAAAGAATTCTCTAAGTTGCGCGGGTGAATACTCAGGATAAATCCCCTTTAATTGCTCCGGCAATTTGTCTTTCATGCCGCTTGGCATGCGGCACCAACCGCGCATAAACGCAATGTGATCGCGGGCTATATAGGTTGCTTCGTCAAATACAAGTACATGAACCTCTTTACCCTGCCCTCTTGTGCTTGATCTGTCGCTTCCGAGGTGCCCTAGTTGGATTAGCGAGCCGTTCCAGAACCGCACTTCGGTGCGTGTGACTTCAACAAGCTTGTCAGCTACCCAGGGCGCAAGCAGTGCCTTAAACCCGCTTGGCCCATTCATGTGGTTATCTACAACATCATCAAAGTATTCTCTGAAAATCCTGCACTGCAACCCTGGCACGAGCGAGCACCACACGCTAAGCGCAACCCTTATAAAATGTGACTTCCCACCTTCCGAAGCCCCGCCAAAAAGTAGATCTGTTGCTAGGGTTCTAAATGCTAAATCCTGCTTAGGATATAGCTTTAGATCTAGCTCACTTTTCCTTGATGCCATAATTTAGAACCGGAGTAACACCGATTGTCCCTGATAGTTCGTGCTCTTGCTTATCGCGCCACCTATCCGGCCTTCTATTTTTTAACCAGAAAATCATTGATGTTGGATCTGGTGGTAGCTCTTCAATGCAAGGTATTACCTCGCCATTCTTCCCAACTCTCTCAACTGTTCGAGTCATTCCGGTAGCTCGTTTTCTTAGAGAATTTTCAATAGTTTCGCTATCGAAATGCTCTTTCCCGGAACTTAGGGCCACGGAAAAAGGTTCATGAACTCGCTTCCATTCCGTAATTGTGTCCGGGTTGACATTAAAGAACTCCGCTAAATCCGTGTCTTTTGCGCCCAATTTAGCAAGTCCGAACGCTTGTTGTGCGTACTCCTCTTTGTACTTAGTTGGACGCCCGCGCTTTTCTTTTTCAATAATTTCATTCATTAGTTATAGAAATTCACTTTAAAAATTGAATCGACCTCAGTCGTAAGTCTTAAGCAAGCTTTAGCAAAT